TGGGTTTTGATAGACAACAATTAATGAGTATGAAGGCACAAATAGGTAATATTACAAATGAAAGAGAAGCTGAAAAATTCATACATAGATGGAAGCTTACCGATGACTATATATTAAATAATACAGTAAATGTTTTTTATATTTTATTAGGGATTCCCTTTTCAACCGATAAGAATAAAGAAGAAAAAGAAAAACAATTAAAATATGATTTAGCTATAAATGATATAAAATTATTAAAAATCTCAAAACCTAAAATATCATCAATGATAGCCCCAGCAGGATCAGCCGGAAATGTAATTAATTTAAAGTTTATGATAAAAATAAAAACGACACATAGTATTTCTGAAATTGAAAAAGTTTTGCAGCCAGATTACGATATAGAAAAAATAAATCAAAAAGATAACTAGTGATATGAGTAAAAAAAGATTAAATAGAGGAGAGGTTATTGATTTAATAGCCGAAGCTCCGCATTTATCTGCTAAAAGAACAAACAGAACTATAATAGAATGTATTAGAGAAAATTTTTTATTATCAATATCTTATAGAAAGATTGAGACAAATAGAATAATAAAAAGAATTGTAGAACCATATGAGTTAAAAAGAGAAGGTGACAATATTTATCTTTATGCTTACGATAGAACAGGTAGAACAAGAAACACAAAGTCTTTTTTGTTAGATAACATACTTTCAGCTTATAAACAAGATAGAGAGTTTAGAAATAGAGTTTTTTAATGGACAAACAACAAACAGAAGAATATATAAAGTGTCGTAAAGATCCTAACTATTTTATGAAGAAATATGGTAGGATAAGACACCCTTTGAAGGGCATTATACCTTTTGAGTTATGGGAGTTTCAAGAAGATACTTTAGAAGAGTTTTTAAATAATTCTTATAATATAGTTCTTAAGGGTAGGCAACTAGGTATATCTACATTAGTAGCTGGATATGCCGCTTGGTTGTCAAACTTTTTTAAGAATAAGGAAATATACATTCTTGCCACCAAAAGAGACACTGCTCAAAACATGGTTGATAAAGTAAGAGTTTTCTTAGAAGGTATACCAACTTGGATGAGAGCTGATTTTGTAACTGACAATAAACAAAGTTTAGAGTTAGATAATGGATCAAAAGTAAAAGCTTCGGCATCTACACCCGACGCAGCTCGTTCAGAGGCTTTGAGTTTATTGATTGTTGATGAGGCAGCTTTTATTAATAAGATGGATAGTATATGGATAGCGGCTCAACCTACACTAGCAACTGGTGGTGATTGTATAGCATTATCTTCACCAAATGGAGTTGGTAACTGGTTTCACAAAATATATAATGAAGCTGAAGCTGGTGTTACAGAAAAGATAGGTAATAAGATAGTAGGTTTCAACCCAATCAAACTACACTGGTCTGTTCATCCAGACCATGATGATGAATGGGCAAGAGAAACACGTAAGAAGATTGGTGATCAAGCATTTGCACAAGAACATGATTGTGACTTTGTTCAATCTGGTAGTAATGTTATTTCTCTCAAGGCTTTAGAATGGTATTTGGAGCATCCAACAGAACAAGAAACACTTGATGATGGATATCGGCCATTCGTTAGAGAACCATTAGAAAGAACATGGGTAGATAAAGGTTTGTGGGTTTGGAAGTATCCAGATTACACTAAAAAATATATTATTGCTGCGGATGTTGCTCGTGGAGATGGTGAAGATTATTCAGCTTTTCATGTTATAGATATAGAGAACTATGAACAAGTAGCTGAGTATAAGGGTAAGGTAGCTACAGATGTTTATGCTCATTTAATACACAATACAGCTGTTCAATATAATAATGCATTTATAGTAGTTGAAAATGCATCAATGGGTCATCATACAGTAATGAAGATTGTAGAGATGGAATATAAGAATATATATTGGACAATAAAAGATTTAGCTAAACTACATGAGAGTAATGCAAGAGATCAGTTATTTTATGATCCTTATAACCCCCCTAAGAATGCAGTTCCCGGATTTACAATGTCTTCAAGAACTCGTCCAGCTGCTATTGCAAGATTGGAAGAGGATCTAAGACAACATGAATTTATTTTGCACTCACAAAGAACTATGAAAGAGTTAGAAACTTTTATCTTTCATAATGGTAAACCTCAAGCCTTAGAAGGTTACAATGATGATTTAGTGATGTCTTTGGCTATTGGTATGTATGTAAGAAACACAACAATAAAGTTTACTAATGCTGACAATGATATAACTCAACATTTAATGTCTAACCTTTCTTTTAATCCTGTTCCTTACGAGTTTGGAATAAGTAGTAATTCTAATTCTGTTGGTAATGAATCTTATTCTATGAAAGTAAATAAAGAACAGGTTGAAGATTTAAGATGGTTGTTATAAAATAAATGTTTATATTTATTTTATAGCCTTCTTGATTTTTATTATATTATAAAGATTGGAATAACTATAAGGAATTATAAAATGGCTAAATATTCTGAAGCTCAAAAAGGTGATTGGCACGAATATCAAAAATTAGTTTTAAGTGAATTAGAGAGACATAACTCTTTATTGTTACAGATGGATAATAAGTTAGAAAAGGTTAATGTTGATATATCTTCTTTAAAAGTCAAATCTGGTGTTTGGGGGTTGGCAGGGGCAGCAGTCCCTATTGGTATATTTATGGGTTTAAAGATTTTAAATATAAATTAGAGGTAAAAAATGGCAAGTAAATTTGATACACTTAAAAAGTTATTGAATGGTGGTTCTGCACAATATAAGGTTCCAACAGAGCGTCCATCAATGAGAACACAAAGAAATGTTTTCGATACTTTTCAGAAAGCAGCTTCTTCTATATATCAGCAAGGTTTAGCTGGAGGTATAGAAAGATCAGAAAGGTATAGAGAATATAATGAGATGGACCATTACCCAGAGATATCAAGAGCACTTGATATTTATGCTGATGACTCTATGGTTTATGGTATTGATGGAAATATACTAAATATATTTTCAGAAGATCAGAAAATCAAGGAAGAATTAGAAGAGCTTTATTATGAGAGATTAGATATTGATTTTCATTTGTGGACATGGATTAGAAACATGGTCAAGTATGGAGATCATTTCAATCTTTTAGATTTAGTTGAAGGTGAGGGTGTTTTAGGTTCTATAGCTTTACCAGTTGAAGAAATAGCAAGAGAAGAGGGTTATGATAATGATCCTAACTCTCTTAGGTTTAATTGGGTTGGTCAAGGAAATACCTCCTTTCAAAATTATCAAGTATCTCACTTAAGAATACTTGGTGATGATAAGTTTTTACCATATGGAAGAAGTATTTTGGATTCTGGTCGTAAGGTATACAAACAATTATTAATGGCAGAAGACGCTATGTTAATATATCGTATCACTAGAGCACCAGAAAGAAGAGTTTTTTATATTGATGTTGGTAATATTCCACCAGCACAAGTTGACACATATTTGATGCAAGCCAGAGATAAACTAAAAAGAACACCAATGGTTAATCAACAGACTGGCAACCAAGATATGAGGTTTAATCCAGAATCAATATTAGAAGATTTCTTTATTCCTATTAGGGGTGAAAGAGGGAGTAGAATAGAAACATTACCCGGTGGTGAAAATGCAGCAGCTATTGAAGATATTCAGTATTTGCAGAATAAGCTTTTTATATCATTAGGTGTTCCCAAATCATATCTTACAGCAGAAGAAGATTTGGCCGGTAAGGGAACATTGGCACAAGAGGATATTAAGTTTGCAAGAACAATTCAAAGAATACAAAAGATCGTAGTCAGTGAATTGGCAAAAATTGGATTGGTTCATTTGTTCTTAAGAGGATATGACGAAAGTGATATATATAATTTTGATTTGAAATTAGCTAATCCATCAACCGTTACAGAAATGATGAATCTTGATCTAATGGATAAGAGGTTTAACGTCGCAAGTCAAATGTCAGAATCTCCATTACTTTCTAAAGAGTATATACAAAAAGAAGTATTACAGTTATCTATGGATGATATCGTTGAGATAAAGAATGATAGAGTAAAAGAAGCTTCTAACGAATATACTATAGAACAAGTTAAGATGGGTGCACAAGAAGAGCCAGCCGCCTTACAACAACCTGCAGAGGTAGAACCAACGCAACAAGATGGTGATAATGAGAGTGATGTTGAAGAGGGTAGTAAATTTAAATCATTTAAAAATGTTACCCCATATGATCCATTAGGAACTGATGAGTTGGAAGGATATCCTAAGTTTGATTCTTTTGAGAGAAATTTTGAAAGTAGTATAGATCAAATAACAAGTGATATAGAGAAAAAAGACATTATTAAGAAGAGAACAGGAAGAAAATCTAGAACAGATTCTTTTAATAAAACGATTACAGAAATAATGCGTTTTGATCAAGAATCAAATAAAATTATGGATAATATCAGAAAAGATATGAAAAATAATAAACTTTCTAATACAGGAAAGGTATATTTTGTATCAAAAGATTGATTTTCTCTTATTTTAACTATATTTATACTAGACTAATAATATAATTTTGGGGTTAAATTTATGAAACATAATAAGTATATAAATATTGGTGTTTTTT